TCGATGGTCACGACGAAGCATCCATCCAGTTCACCTGGCCGTTTGCACCTCCAACCCAGAGGCGCTTCGGATCGGCGACGATGGCAAAGGTGTTCGCCGTGGCGGCGATACTGTAGTACGCCGTCTCCGACGCGAACGTCGGCGCGGAATCCGCAATGACGATGCGGTTGCTAACTGTTCCGTTGAGGATGAGCGGACGAGAACCGCCCACGTCGTTAGTCGACAACTGGACGTAGGCGGTGGAGGTGGTGGTGGCAAATCCTGCTCTGGGCATCTGTTACCTCGCAATCGTGTACTTAAGGGCCATGTAATCAAGGGACAGCGTCACCGCGTTGGTGCTGCCGCCGGTCTTCTTGTCGCGGGCTTCAGCGCCCCACGTTCCGAGCGTCGTGGACGGATCGAACGTCGGCGCGCCGCTGCGGATCAGGTTGCCGTCGATGTAGAAGTTGATGAGCGTGCCGGCGGCGTTCGTCGTGATCCGCAAGGTGTGGTACACGTTGGCTGCCACGCCGCTGTCGACCTCGTCGAGCGTGTTGCTGTCGGCAAACGTTGCGATCCAGTTGCCGGTGCCGCCGTAGCAGACGAACGCTGCGCCGAACTGGAGCATCAGCTTCTGTCCGACGGTCGTGTCGGGCGGGCCGTGGCTAATACCGAATCCGACAAGCACGCGCTGGGTCTGCTCTGCGCCTTCCGCAAACTTGACTCGCGCAGTGAAATCGAACGCGCCGTACCCAAGCTGCGTGTTGCGGTCGACATCCTCGCCATCGGCATCTGCTGCGTAGACACCGACTCTGGTGCCCTGTGCGTCAGGTAGTAGAAGTTGAAGCGAACCGAAGTCGGTCGCGGCGTTGACGATGTACGACCAGCTGCCGCTGTTCGGCTGCCCCGCCGTTCCGTAGCAGATGTCGAATGGCTCGCAGTTCCCAAGGAAGTCGCTGTACAGGAACGCGGCGGTGGTCGGGTCAGGGTACTGCGTCGTGAACGTCGGCGAGCTGATCGTCACCGCCGTCGTGTTCACGGTCACGGTTTCGGTGGTGTTGTCAACGGTCACGCTAGGCACGGGTCACCTCCGGAGTGACGTAAAACGAACCCTCAAGGATGCGCGTCACGACGCCAGTGCTGGTCTGCTCGTACTCGATGTCGTAGACGCCGGCCATCGGCGCAGTAAGGGCTGCCGTGGTCGCCGCCGACATCGTTATCGTGATATGCGAGTGGCTGAACTGATGCGTCAGCGCGATGCCGCCGTTCGCCGTGGTCAGGTTGAACACGGTGGAGGTCGCGGCGTGCGAGGTGCGCCCCTGCATACGCGCGGTGTATCCGCTCGACAGGTTGATGTCGTTGACCTGCACGTCAAACACGAACGTCGCGCCTTGGTCGATGGTGATGTCGTATCGTCCGGCCATTTATGAAACCCTCAGCGCGATGAGGCCCGTGGCATTGTTGCCGCTGGCGTTGTTGGGTGTTGCCGCCTTCAGAACGTCGCTCGTCAGCGTTCCCGCCACTTGAAGCTTGATGGTAGTCGTTGAGGCGAGGATGGCAACGCCGTTGCAGCTGAGCGCCGCCCAGTTGTTGGAGACGCTCGCGTGGTACTGCTGCACGCTCGCGTAATGCGTGCTGCCCGTCGAAATGCGCAGGTCGTAGTTGCCCGCCGTCGTGGTCGTGCGCCCGATGGTTGCCGACGCGAAGACGAGCCAGGTGCCTGCGGCCAACGACAGCGTCGGCCCGTCGTACCAAGTGTTGGCGCTCGTCATCGTGACATCGGTTCCGAGGAAAGAGCTCTGCTGTGTCAGGCTGACCGCGAGCGTTCCGCTGGTAGTGATCGGGCCGCCGGTGACGCCGTAGCCGCCGTCGACGCTGGTGACGCCGCCGGCAAGCGCCTCGGTGCAGGTGCCGTCGATGGCCTGCGTGTTGACGATCAGCCAGATCACCGCGCCATCCGGGCCACGGTGCGGGACGCACCAGACCCAAGTGTTCGTCGGGATCTGGACGGCGATGAACCCAGTGCCGCCGAGGTTCGCCTTATCAACGCCGTACGAATACGTCCCGCTGGCGGAACTGCTGCCGTTGGTCAGCTCGCTGACGCTCAGCGCGTCGTAACTGGCGCCGTTGACGCTCAGCGACGGGACGTACGACGCGCCGGCGTTGCCCACGACGGCCTCGCGGACTGTGTAGAGCCAGCGCTTGTCCTGCCCGGCGATGGCCGTGGCGGCGGTGACGCGCATGAGCTTGCCGTGCACCGGGTTGATGGCGGGCAGCCGGCGCGCGCGGTCGGCGTCGGTCAGGTTCTGCTGGGCTGCTGCGATCCAGTCTCTCATGTCCACCATCCGTTTTCGGTGATGGTCTGGAGCTGGGCGTCGCTCGCGTAGATGAGATTGAAGTTCACCGACGTGCGCGGCATCCGCTTCCACTTCACCTCGGCGGGCCCGAGCGATGCGTTCAGCTTCGGGTTTCCGTCCTCGGCGAACGTGGGCACCTGTTCGTGGTGGTACCAGCGGTCGAAGAGGAACTCGAAGGTGACCTCGTAATACTCCATCGCGCCGGTCTTGGCGACGCTGACGCCCTCGCAGATAAGCGATCCAGCGGCGCAGCCGGCGAACGCCGCGCTGTTGATGGCACCCATGTAGTCCGTGAGCGTCGCCGCCGCCGTGTCCATCGGCGTCGCGCTCGCGTCCTGCATGAACCTCATGCGGATGGCGACCTGCCCGACGGGCTGATCGGTGCCCTGGAACCCGCCTGCGATGGCGGTGCCGCCAATGTCCGCCGACGCATCCGATCCCGCCGGCGGGCTGGTGCTCCACCCGGTGCGGTAGATCTTGCTGATGCGCGTGCGCGCGACGTACTCGACGCTCGACGGCAGGGCGTACAGCATCGTTTCGGTGCTGGTCGGGTCGGTGACGTACATGGTCGACCACCGCATCCGCGCAATGACAGCCTGCTGGTTCTGGGCGTAGGTCAGCGTATGGCCTCGATAGCGCGCGAACTGCTGCCACGACATTCCGGCGGGGACGCTGCCAGCCGCCACAAACACCTGATCGCGGACAGGCAGCACCTTCTCCGTGATCATCAACTCCTCTTCGGTCGTGATGTTGATGTACTGCGCACCCGTCTTCTTGCGGATGACGCGCGTCGCCTCGATGGTCGACTCCTCGCCGAGCTCACCGATCTTGGTGGTGTACTCGGTCGTGTCGTAAGTGAATGTAGTCGTATCGGGCATTAGCGCATTGCTCCAAAGATCTTCTCGACCACGACCGAGTTTCGCACGGCAGCGTCGGCGAGCATCGACAGCGGACGATCCCAGCCCGCCCAGCCCTCGGCCTCGTTGATGATGTTCTGCTGCCGCAGCTCCTCGTTCAGCATCTTGGCGCGCGGTTCGGATGCCGTCGAAAGCTGCGCTTCCAGCGACGCTTGGTCGAGGTTCTTGCCGCCGACGATTGTGCCGACGAACGCTGCGGCCTGCGAAGAGAACTCGTCAAGGCGCTGCATGATGTCGGGAATCAACCCGGGGTCGGCGCTCGTTCCCATGCCACCGTAGAACGCCTGCGCCATCGAGGGGTTCTGCATCGTCTGCGCCTGTTTCTCCATCTCGGCGAGGCGCTTCAGGATGGTGCTGTTCGCCGCAAACGTCTGCGCGCCCGTTTCGTTGAACGCCTTGAACGCCTCGCTGGCGCCCTTGGTCTGCGCAGCGAACTGCTCCATGAACTTGTTCGCCGCAAGGAACGGCGCAGCGGCTAGGCCGACGCCGAGGCCGCCCATGCCGAGGCCGCCGATCATGCCGCCGAGCGGGCCAGCGCCGAGGGCGCCCATGGTCGGCATCAGCGCCTGCCGCGCCTTCGCCATCCGCTCGCTGCTTGCTTTTACCTCGCGCTCGACTTTGCGCAGCGCCGGCGCGACCTGCTCGGTCTGCACCACGACGGGGATGTTGAGTTGCGGGATCGCGCTCATGCCGACTTCCTCCGGATGTCGAGGATGGCGCTCCCGACTGCGCGGTTCATGTGCATCCTCATGCCGCTGCGTCCGACCATCCCCGCCTTATACAGGTAGTGCCGGGCGTACTGGGATTGGAACGTGCCCTTGCGGCCACGGATGCCGCGTCGCCAGCCGCGCCCGCCGCCGGCGCTGCCGCCCTCAGACAGCGTGCGTTTCCGCTCCTTGATCGTGCGGACGTGCGGCTTGCCGTTGCGGTACACCGTGATCTTGCGCGTCGCGACCTCGCCCGCGTCGATGCGGATGTTGCGCTGGATCTCCTTGACGCGCTCGCCGTTTCCGCTCACGCCCTTCGGCCATGCGTGCCAGCCGACTTCCATGAAGTGCGACTTCCAGCCGACGAAGGGCGACTTGCGTCCGAGCCGCGCGGCGGGCGGCGTCTTGACGCGCTCGGCCTTGACGCCGACGGCGGCCCAGACGGCGCGCTTGTAGGTCTTGACCTTGACGGTCAGCTGCTTTTTGGTGCGCTCGGCGTTCTTCCAAGCGAACCGACGCGCGGCCTTGACCACCTCGCGGCCCCACGGTCGGAGCGCGTCCTTGGCGATACGCTTGCGCAGCGCGGGATCGAACTTCTGGAGCGCCAGCGTGAGTGCCTTCACGCTCTTCTGGTCAATGGTTGCGGTGATGTAGCCCGCCCCGCGCGCCGTCGTGGTGCCCGGCGCGCTCCTTAAGTTGGCGCTGGATGCTGCGCCAGTCGGGTATTTCAAGCGACGCATTGATGACTCCAGCGGGGATGCGGTCTAGATCCGTGCTCAGGTGTTGCAAGGCGCAGCGGAGCACGACGCGCTGCGCCTTGGTCAGTCCCGGCCTTCCTCGTAGAGGAGCTCGATCTCGCGGCCCAGTTCCGCAACGTACGGCGCGTAGCTCGCAAGCACCTCGGCGACGGAGCCAAACACGCGCTGACCGTCCTGCTGAAGGTGGTTGTAGACGAACCACGCATACAGGTGTTGCGGCGTGTCCTTGCCGACCTGCAACGCTTCGAGCAGGTCGAGCGCGGACGGACGGCGCAGTTCCGCCTCGACGCCCTTGAACGTGATGCGCTTTGGCGTGCAGGCGAAGATGTCTCGGATGCTGCTCATGCGATGGCAATCGCACCGGTGAACTGAAGGGTGACGCTCGCGCGCACGGCGCTGCCGACCTGCGCGGTGACCTCGAACGAGGTGACGGTGGCGTTGCCGGAGTAGGTCATTCCTGTGGCCATCGTCATAACGACGGCAGAGGCGGCCGAATTGCTGTTGATGTTCCCCTCAAGTGCCACGTGCGTCGTGTCCGCCTGATCGTAGAAGATGTCTAACGTCGCGGTGGCAGACTGCAAGCCGGTCACGAACGACGAATTGGTGGCACCGATGCCAGTCACGTCGAGAGCCGGACGGCTCAGGCTGACGGTTGCGGTGCCTACGGCGCCGATGGTCGTGCCGCCGAACGAGATCGATGAAAGGGTCGACGCAAGTGCCATGAGCTACTCCGTGTAGATGATTTCGATGTTGCAGACAAGCTCGGCGGGCTGGTTCTCGTCGCCGTCGGCGACGGTCGCGCCGTCGACAGTGTGCCCGAGCACGGTCACACAATCGAAGTCGTAGGTGTCGTAGGTGCCCGGGATCGCGCGGGCGATGACGCCCGGCAGGATGTCGAGCGCGCCCTGCGTGGTGTCGGCGATGACGCGCAGCTCCACCTGCACCTGCCGCAGCGGACTGGCGCCGATGCTCAGGCGCTCATCCTCGCCGCATTCAAAGGTGATTGCCGGGAGCACGGTGTCCTGCAAGCGGAATCCGTGCGTGATGCGGCTGTCGGGGATGTTGTACGGCGACGCCGAAAGCGTCGTGCCCGTGGTCAGCATCGCGCGGACGGCGCTTTCAATCGTGGCCATCAGTTCACCTCCACGCACTGGATGACGGCGACGCGGTCGGCCTCATCGAGGTTGCGGATCGTCTGGATCTTGAGCGTGCGTCCGCGCACGGTGACGCGGTCGACCTCGGTGAGCCCCGCCTGCTGGACGGCCTGCCAGCGCGCGCGGAGCTCGACGCTGCGCACGACGGCGACGCCATCGCCGTAGGTTTGCTCGACGGCGGAATCCTCGCGCAGGTCGCAGCGGAACGTGCCCGCGTCCGTCCAGGTGGCGGTGCGCATTCCCAGCGCGTCGAGCGTGCTGCTCGGCGTCTGCCGCGTCGCCGTCCAGCGGAGTACGCCACCGGAGATCATCGCAGCCGGCTCCCGGTGGACACCGAGTCGAGGATGTACTGCACCGACATCGGCACCGTGGTGAGCGAGATCGGCTGGAACGCCTCGGGGTTGTTGTACCACGCGCCGACGAGCGCAATCACGACGTGCACGATCTCGTTCGGCACCGCGCTGTAGCCGGCGTTGTAGTTCACCGAGATCGCCGTGCCCTCGTAGATGGACGGCGCTTCGAGGAACCGGATGCGCACCATCGGGCCGTCGGTGCGGTCGATCCAGTAGTCGCCCGACGGCATCGTGGTGAGCGTGTTGGACGAGTCGTAGTAGGTGACGCTCGTCAGCGAGTTGAACGGGTACGCCGGCAGCAGCGTGTTGGCGAATGACGCGAGGTACAGCGTCTTCGCCTGCGGCGTCAGCGTCAGCTCGGTCTTGCGCTCGACCAACGACATCGCCGCCTCGCGCAGGCGGATGAGATCGGAATCATCGTCCGCGTAGTCGATCTTAAGCGCCGACTTGATGGTTGAGAGTGGTACCGACATGGAAAGCGGCGCCGGGGGGTTTCCCCCCCGGGCCACCGGAGACAAGAAAGAATCAGCAGGTGATCGCGGCGAACGCGGCGGCGTTCATGCAGCGCGAGTCGGTGCGGCTGTAGACGTAGAGCGTCTGCTGGCCGGTGAGCGCGCCCGAGTACGGGTCGAGCATCGACTCGATGCCGGTGCGGTCGAAGATCTCGAAGTAGTTGAAGTCGCCGGCGACGAAGAACACGTTGCCGTTGGTGGTCGCGGTCGGAACGTACTGGCCGACCGAGTACGGGACACCGTAGATGGTGCCGGGCAGGCCAACGACGTTGGTCTGCGGAACCGCGCCGGCGGGCGAGAAGATGTAGTAGCCTGCGGAGTCCTTGATCTTGCGGATCGTCTTCAGCGCGGTGTCGCTGAGGAGGATGCGGAAGCGGGGGCTGACGCGGTACTGCGGTGCGACGAGGTGCACGGTGTCGATCACGTTGTCGGCGCTGATCGTGGTGACGGCCGCGCCGCCGAGATCGGTGACCTGCGTGATGACGCTGGTCGCGATGCCCTGCGGGTCGCCAGTGCCGTCGCCGATGGTGAACTGCTCCTCGTGCTTGAGGCTCATCGACATCGCGCACTTGCGGGCGACGTAGTCGAGCGCGCTGCCGATGCCGTTTGCGCCGATGGCGTCGGCGATGAACTCGATGGACATCTTGACCGGGGTGACGTACTTGATTGGGCTGACCGAAATCTGGGTGCCGAAGGTCGGGTACGACAGCGTGGCCGAGGTGCCGGTGCCGGGATCGGCAGCGGATTCCGCGACCTTCGTGGTGGTCGGCAGACCGGACTCAACGGCGATGGTGCGCTTGGAGTCGATGGTGTTCACCACCGAGATCGAGCGCATGACGTTGGTCTGGTACATCAGTTCGACGATGCGGCGCTCCATGTCGGTCGGGATGGCCGCGCCGGTCGAGTCGGTCGCCAGTGCGGTGACCGCGCGGAACTCCTGCGGGTTGCGCGACGCAAGCGCCTGCACGAAGCGCTGCGCGTACTCGGGGCCGTCGGCGGAGTTCTTGCGTGCGCCGAAGGTCGAGCGGTTGTCGAGGACGGGCTGAGCCTCGAGCCGGGCGAGGCGCTCCTCGGCGGCCTTGAGCTGCGCGCGGAGCTGCACGGTGTTCTCGATGGCGCTGAGGTCAGCGTCCATGCGGGCGAAGAGCTGCTTGTCCTCGCCGTTGCCGCGGGCATCGACGGACTGGGGCGCAAGGCCGGTGCGGGCTTCGTACGCCGCGAGAGACTTGCGGTACTGGTGCGTGATGTTCTGGAGCTCGTTGAGCTCGTTCTGGTCAGCGGACATGATCTGCCATCCTTCGGAAATGGAGTGCGAGCCGCAGATTCGCGGCGTCGATGTAGGCCGCGGAGACGCTCCGCAGGCTCGAACTGGTCTGGGGGTATGCGGCGTCCTGAACGAGGCTGACCTCGACCAGTTGCGCCTTCTTGACGAGGCGCTGGGAGCGATCCTTGCTCCAGCTGTCCTCGACAACGTAGAAGCCGAAACTCATCTCGCCCGTCAGGTCGCCGCGCTCCAAGAGCGTGCGAACGTCGTTGCCGAGCGTGGTCTCGGGCAGCGTCGCGCTGAACGCGAGGCCATTGCGATCCGACTTGAGCTTGAGCGTGCCCGAGCGCGTGCGCGCGAGCGGCATCGATACGTCGTGGTTGTAGTAGAGCTTCACGTCGGCGCCGCTCGACAGCGTGTCGTTGAACGCGCCGGGCGCGATGCGCTCAACGAACTTGCGCCCGTTCTCCACGATCTCGCGGCTGTCCTGCCCGTAGACGGCGGCGTAGCCGGCGACGGTGCGTCCGTCGATGCTCTGCTCGGTTGCGGTGATGTCGCGCCTAGAAATCATTGGGGCTCCCCGCGTTCTCGCTGGTGTCGGTGCCGATGTTGGTCTGCCCGCCGCCAGTGCCCATGTTCATCGCAATGATCGGCTCATTGAGGCCGGGCAGCGGTGCCATGTCGAGCTCCTCGCGGGCCTCGTTGCGCGTCATGAAGCCGGCTTCGACGGCGGTTCGGAGCGCCGCCATCGTCTCGGCCATGCCAGGACGGACGAGATCATCGGTGTCGAACACCACCGAATCGAACGGCGTCGCGAGCTTCGCGATGATCTCGGCGCGCCAGCAGGTCAGCCACTGCGTCAGGCACGCATCGACGTACATACGGGACAGCCACTCGAGGGTGCCGTACGAAGGGCCGACGTTCTCGGAGAGGTACGACGATGGCACGCCGTAGATGCGCGACACGTCGCCGACGCTGTACTGCCGCGCGGCTTGCAGGCCCGCATCATCGAGCGTCGAGCTGATGCGCTCGATGCGCATTCCCTCGGCGAGCACCAGCGGCTTGCCGGTGTTCGACGTGCCGGCGTGCTTCGCTTCGTAGTCGGCCATGATGCGCTGGCGCGCTTCGAGCGACAGCGGGCCCGGGTGCACCAGCGCGATCTTGGGATTGCCGGCGTTCGAGTAGGCCTTGAGCGCCATGTCCTCCTGCGCCGCCATCAGCTGGAGCGACGTGCGGCAAAGGCTCACGGGCGAATCGCCCCAAAGACCCGTGGTGCTCGGTGCCCTCAGATGAAACACCTGCTCGGGCGTCAGGTCGCCGTACGCGCGCGTGCGGTACACGGGGCGCGGGCCAGTGAGATCGAGCGAGACGCTATCGGCTTCGAGCAGGATCAGCTCGAGCAGTTCCCCGCCGCGCGTGCGGTTGATGGCCGCGAAGGCGTTGCCGTACAGCAGCACCTGCATCGTCATCGCGCGGCGCAGTTCGAAGGCGCTCATGTACGGGCTCGGCGAGCGGAGCAGCGAATCGGCCCCGCTGTTCGACACCTCGACCTCGATGCGCGCCACGTCGTTGGCGATCAGCGTCACGGCGCGATAGACCGGCGTGTAGCGCAGCGCGTTGGTCGGGCCGACGAACGGGATCGTGCCACCGCCTTGGTCGAGGATGGTGCTCGACCACGGGCCGACGAACAGGCGCTGGAGCATCTGTCGGATCACGCGCGAACTGTTGCGATCCGCCGCGATCCCGTCCGCTTCCAAATGCAAAATCCGCGAAATTGTGTCATTCGGATTCGTAGCAGGACGCGCGCTTGCCGCCCCAGCAGTGAATTGCGATGACTGCGGAGACGAGCGGATCGATGATGCAGTTCTTGCGGGACTTCACCGGGCGGATGTTGCCGTTCCGATCCTGCTGCGCCATCGCCTCGGAGCACGCGCGGCGCATGATCGGATCGTCGCCGATGACCAGTTTGCCGCCCGCCCAGAGGTTCTGGAACAGCTGGCAGCCGGGGCCGAAGGTGCCGATGCCCATGCGGTATGCCGTCATCGGGATGCCGTCGGCCTCGCAGACCTCAACGAGGTACTTGCTGCCCCATGAGTCGTAGCCGACGGCGCGCAGGTCGTACTCGTCGCGCAGGCGGTTGAGTGTTGCGCGCACCGACTCGTAGTCGATCTCGCGGCCCGGCGTCAGGGTGATGCGGCGCTCGGCGGCCCACGTCCGCACGGGCATTCGGTAGTCCAGTTCCCGCTGGGCCACGTCCGCCGACGGCCACCAGTAGTGGCCCTTGAGCGCCACGCGGCCATCCTCCAGCGGGATGGCGAGCATGAGCGCCGTCATGTCAAGCGACTTCGATAGGTCGAGGCCGATCCACGCGGGCTTGCCGCGCAGCTGGTCGAGGTCTGGCGTCTCGTTGCCCGGCCACAGCTGCATATCGAGCCATCCGCCGGTGTTCTCGTCCGTCCGCGCGCAATGGTAGCGCAGGAACTCCGAGCGCCCGAGCGGGCTCCGCTTCATCGTGTTCCACGAACGGCGCAGGCTGACGCGGTCGGGCTGACCGTGCTGCATCGCAGGGTTCGCCTTGGGCCACGCGGCTTCATCGTCTGGTGTGTCGGCGGGGTCGATGCCGTACAGCGCTGCGAACACCGAATCGTCTTCGATCTCGTTGCGCAGGATGCTCTCGGCGTTCGCCACCAGCTCGCCGTAGATGTTCTCGGGGTTCGCACCTGGCGTCGTGATGATCAGGCCGAGCGACTCCTTGCGCTTGCTGCCCGTCGTGAGGAGTTTGGTCAGGAACCTGCCCTTGAACTCTGCGGCCTCGTCGGCGATCCAGAACGATGGGTTCAGGCCGTCCAGTGCGCGCTCCAGCGCCGGCAGGCCCGTCATCAGGCAGTCCTCGGTCTTGCGCTCGATGCGATCCCAGAGCACCGTCACGTCGGGGCGCGCCTGCCGGCGGATCATCGTTCGGGCGGTGTCGAGGCAGATCGCGGCCTGCTCCTCGTTGTTGGCCACGACATGGACGCGCCGACCATCGCCGAGCAGCAGATCCCAGAGCGCGAGGCCCGCCGCGAGCGTGGTCTTGCCGTTGCCGCGCGCAACTTGCAGGATCGCGAGCTTCGTGCGCCGGCGACCGTCCTCGGCGTAGCGCCAGCCCCACAGATTGGCGATTACCCAGAGTTGCCACGGGTGCAGCTCAAAGGTCTTGCCCGAGTCATCGCCGACGAGCGTCAGCCGGCTGAAGTGCTCCGCGATCTGGCCGACCTCGTCCCAACGCATGACGATGTCGGTGCGCTGCATATCCAAACGCCAGCGGCGCATGGCGGCGTATATCCAACGCCCGGCAACGGTGCGCCCGCTTTCCACCGACTCGACGTAGCCGTCGACGGCGCTCTGCACGTCTCGAGGATCCACGCAGATAGGGTACGGATGGAACCAAAATCGTGCACGATGTCACCCGTGAATTTTTGGAACT